GTATATCCAGACGAAGCGCAGGACAAGCGAGAAATATGTTTTACGACAAAGCAAAGGAATTAAATATCGACTTTTACATGGTGCAGGACGATGATACCAACGCTTACGAAATTAAGTACTTAGGAAAATATCAAAGAATCGCCAATTTTAACGATGTTTTTAACGTGTTTGAAGGCGTTAGGGAATTTATGTTAAAACAGCGAATCGGTATGTTTGGAGTAAGTCAAACGGGGGACGTTATCGGAGGTTCGAATAATAAGTTGCTACGTAATAAGGTAATGAACACAACGTTCGTCAATACAAAATATATTTATCGAGGCGAAAGGGGCGTACAGGATAACGATACCAGTCAATTCGTAGGAATCATGAACGAGGGATTTTTCACGGGAAGTACGGGCGATGGTTTATTCTTAAAACAAACGGTATCAGCGAAAGCAAAGGGCGGATTAACTGATTTATACAACGAATGTAAATTACTTAATAAAGCACTGGTAACGCCGATTCAATTTCCATCGTCAATATATGCGGAAAAGCAAAAGAAAAACGGAGGTCGATTACATCACCACATTAAAAGCCGGTACCTATATCCGAAACTAATTAAGACAAATAACGTCTCGAATATTGCGTGGGATACGTACACTGAGGACGGTATATTTACAAACGAACCAAAGCGTAACAGATGACAAAAACAGACATATTAAAAAAGGGAATGATTGAAGCGATGGAGAAATCGCTCGGTGTGGTAACGACAGCGTGTAAAATAGCGGGTATCTCAAGGGATACGCACTACCGTTGGTTAAAGGACGATGAAGCGTACAGGGATAGAATTAACGAGGTAGAAAATATCGCACTGGATTTTGCCGAATCAAAGTTGCATGAACAAATTAACGAGGGATCCGTTCCATCGATTATATTTTTCCTAAAAACTAAGGGTAAAAAGAGGGGTTACGTTGAGCGTCAGGAAATAGACACGACAATTAAAACGCCTGATTTGAGTAACCTAACAACCGAGGATATTTTCGATTTGTTACGAGATGAGTAAAGTACAAAAGGAACTGATAAAAACTGCGTTAAGGCGAGAACTTGCGAGGCGTGATTTTTGGGCGTTCTGTATGTATGTGGATAAAGATTTTTTTACAGCGAGGCCGTTTCTTCATGAGGTTGCCGTGGCGTTTCAGGAAATTGAACAGGGAAAAATCAAATCGCTATCGGTATCCATGCCGCCGAGAGCGGGTAAAAGTTACATAACGAGTTTATTTTGTGCGTGGACGTTGGGCCGTAATCCAGTGGAATCCGTTATGCGTAATGCGTGTACAGCGACGTTGTACGTTAAGTTTAGTTATGACGTAAGGGCAATTATAAACAGCGACAAATTTCGTGAGGTATTCGTCGGCATACGGCTTAGTGACGATAAAAAGAACTTGCAAGGTTGGAATTTAACAGAATCAAAACAGGTCGGGTACTTTGGTGCGGGGGTTGGGGGTACGATTATCGGATTCGGTGCGACTAAGGTAGCGATTACCGATGACCTTTACAGAGGTATCGAGGACGCTTTGAGCGACACGGTAAACGATAGAATTCACCAGTGGAAACAATCTACGCACGATTCCAGATTCGAAAGCGGTTGCGCTCGTGTGGATATTGGCACACGTTGGTCGTTGAATGACGTAATCGGTCGGAATACTGAGGAGGGAATTTACGATAAAAGCATCGTAATTTCTGCGTTGACGTCTAAGGGCAAATCGTTCTGCGAGGCGGTAATGACTACCGAGGAATTCTTAGAAAAAAGAAAACGTACCAGTGCGGAAATTTGGTCGGCAGAATACCAACAGGAACCGGTCGATATTCAGGGACGTTTATTTAATAGTTTACAGTATATCGCAAAAGATCAATTTACGCAGTTATTAGATAGCAATAAAAGCGAGACGAATCCCACTGGTATCGAGGCAGCGATAGGATATATTGACGTCGCAGATGAGGGCAAAGATTACACAGCGTTAGCGGTTGCGGTAATTGTAAAGAATAATATTTATATCGTGGATTACGTGTTTACTAGGGATAATACGGACGTAACGTTACCTTTGTGCGCAGGTATATTAAACAAATGGAACGTAAAATTTTGCAGGGTTGAATCGAATTCAATGGGCGCAATGTTTGGTCGCCATTTGCAAGGTTTGACCGAGTGTAAAATATTAGGGGTTGCGAATACCGTTAATAAGATTACTCGAATAATCATGAACAGCGTATACGTACAAAATGAATTTATTTTCGTCCAGAATGACGACAATCACTCGACCCAATTTATCGGAAATGTCTTAGGATTTAGTAAAGAGGGTAAAAATAAAAACGACGATGCTCCCGATTGTATTGCGGGATTATCAATATTTGCGCAATCGTTATTCAAAATAAATACGTAATTTTAAATTAAAATTCCTAACATACATGAATTTAGTAAACTTTTGGGAGCGTTTTTTCGGGTTAAAATTCAATCAAAACGGCAGATATATTGACGAATTTTCTCGATTATTCCCAACGCAATCGCAAATCTGGGGTAAAAAGGAAGCGGTTTGGGTTGATACCAACGATGCGTGGAAATTATATATCGAGATTCCAGAATTAAGGGCGGTAATTGACAAACGAGCGTCGATGATGTCCTCGAATATTCCTGTATTATTTGACGGCAACGGTAATAAAGTCGAGTCGCACTGGTTACTAGATTTAATCGATAAGCCTAATGCGGTGCAATCGTGGGCCGATGTGGTTTATTCTTTGAGCGTTCAGGACGGTTTATATAACAATGCGTTTGCGTATGCACCTGCGAGAACGGCAGGGATCCGTAATTTAATGGTACCGTTACCGGCTGATAAAGTGAGAATTTATACCAGTGGCAAAAAATTAAAGCAAATGGACGCCACGGATTTAATCGAAAAATTTGAATTCCAGTACGATAACGATGACGTTGAGCGTATCGATTGGCTCGATATGGTTTACTTAGTAACGGATGACGGTATGAATATTATTAAACCGATAGGACGTGTCGAGACGTTAAAGTATCCGTTATCAAATATCAAAGCACAGTATAAAAAGCGTAACGTTTTGTTGGAAAATATTGGCGCTATTGGTATCCTATCGGCTAAAAAACAGGACATGGCGGGAGCGATTCCGATGACGCCTGAGGAAAAACGAAAAGTTCAACAGGATTGGTATCGTAGAAGTAAGGACGAATTAATTATAACCGAGGCCGAAATTGATTGGAAGCCGATGTCGTATCCTACTAAGGATTTAATGTTATTCGAGGAATTGACGGCAGATAAATTAGCGTTATTCGATGCGTATGGTTTGAATTCAAACGTATTTAGTAGCGAATCTGGATCGACGTTCACTAATGTGAGGGATTCCGTTCGAATGATTTACACCGATACGATTATTCCAGAAACGCAATCAATGTACGATTCGATTATGCGTCAGTGGGGGTTACATGAACAAGGGTATTATTTAGAGGCGAATTTTCACCACTTACCCGTTATGCAAGACGATGAGGTGCAAGCGGCACAAACAAATAAAATCAAAGCGGAGACGTTGGAAAAATTACGTAATTTAGGCGTCGATTTTTCAAGTGATGAAATCCGAACTTTGTTAAACTTGAATTTATAGAAATGAAAAACACAACGATGTACAATATAAAGACCTTTAGCGAGATAAAGGACATGGACAACGACAAACGAGAGGTCGCTGTATATTTGTCTAAATTCGACGTTTTGGATTCGGATAACGATATTATTCGACGTGGAGCGTTCACGAAATCAATCTTAGAACGTGGACCGCAAGCGAATTCAAACAGAAAAATTGCGTTTTTACGTCATCACGACTGGGAATGGCAAATCGGAAAATGGTTAAAAATCGAGGAGGACGAACAAGGGCTATTCGCTGTCGGTCAGTTAGGGAATTCGACACAGGGAACGGATGCGTGGGAGGATTACAAATCGGAAATAATCCGCGAACACTCGATAGGATTTCAGTACATACAGGACAAGATTCGTTTTATCGAAGATCCGAATATTAAGGGTGGAGGATTTTATGAAATTAACGAGGTTAAACTTTACGAAGGTTCGGCGGTTACTTTTGGATCGAATGAATTCACTAATGTAGTGGCGGTAAAATCTTTGGAGGACAAAGCCGACCAGATGAACAAAGTAAAAACAAATATCGAAAAAACAATTAAAGCGTTAACGACAGGTAGTTACTCAGACGAGCGAGGGTATCAGTTGGAAATGCGGTTAAAATATCTTAACAATCAGTTGATTTTACTCGCTGAAGCGGAGCCGTTCGATAAAGAACACTCGGTAAAAGCAAGCGAGCCAAAAGAAAACGGGTTCGATTGGGGTGCGGTCATGAATGATTTATACGCAAAAATCTAGTATTAATTAAAAACAAAAACAGTTAAAATGGAAAATTTAACAGCGGAACAAGTTGTGGAAAAATTAAACACTTTGTTCGTAGAGAAAACAAAAGGAATGGCGACTAGCGAGGATTTAAGCGCTATTAAAGCCGAATTAGGTAAATTGACTAACCTAGAAACTAAAAGCGCAGCAATCGAGAGCGCAATAGCAAAATTCGAAGGTCAGTTGGAGGCGATGAAAGAAACGGCTAAAACAAGCACGAAATCTGCGCCTAAAAATTTAAAGCAAGCGATTAACATGGCTATCGCTGAAAAACACGCTGATATCGTTGATTCAGTAATCGAGAAAAAAAATAGTTTTGCTTTGGAGGTTAAAACCGACACGACTATTACTGGCGATTACACTGGTACGATTGCGTTATCTACTTTGGAAGCGGGAGTAAACAGAATCGCTCGACCTATCCGTCGGATAATGGAAATTTCTAACGTTGGTACAACGTCTAGTAAATTCGTTACCTATATTCAACAAACGACAGCATCGACTACGGCTCCAGTTGCGGAAGCGGTTGCGAAGGCTAACGGACAGGTTGCGTATCAAGAGGTTAGCGTTCAGGTTAAAAAAATCGCTGGATTTATCAAAGTATCCAAAGAAATGTTAGCGGATTTATCTTTTGTTCAATCGGAAATCAATAACGATTTAATGGAGGAAGTTATGCAAGACATCGATAACGGTTTATTGAATGGTAACGGCGTTGGCGCTAACTTAGACGGTGTTTTAAATAACGCTACGGTTTGGGCTGCGGGTATCTTTGCCGGTGGTGTTATTCCACAACCGAACGTTATTGACGTTTTGAGAATTGGTAAAGCACAGGTCGAAGGAAACGATTTTTATCCTACGCATATCGTATTGAATCCTGCGGACGTTGCTCGTATTGAATTGAGCAAAGCAACAGGCGGAGAATATACGTATCCGAACTTCGCTGAGGGTATCGCTCCTAATATGCAATTAAGCGGATTAACGATTGTATCGTCTACGAACATGACTGCCGATAATTTCTTAGTAGGTGATTTCTCTAAATTCAACGTACGAGTACGTGAGGGCGTTAATATTCAGGTAGGTTATGAAGGTGACGATTTCGCACGTAACATGGTATCAATTTTAGCCGAGGCACGTTTGTGTTGTT